GTTCTGGTAAAAATGGAGACTTACTACTTACAACTACTGGGCATAGTTCAGGCGATACTTATTTAATAGTCCTACACTGTATAAAGGATTATGAGTAATGGCTACCTCTGGTACTAAAACTTTTTCTCTAAGCATCGGTGATGCTATAGAAGAAGCTTTTGAACTAGCAGGTATAGAACTTAGAACTGGATACGACGCAGAAACAGCTCGGCGTTCATTAAATATAATGTTCGCCGACTGGTCTAACAGAGGGGTAAACCTTTGGACTATAGAACAAGTTACTACTAACATAACTGCAGGCACAGCTAGTTATACTTTTAATAGTTATGACTTAGATATATTAACTGCAGTTATAAGGCAAACTGATTCTAGTAATAATCAAACTGATTTACAGATTGAGCGTATAGGTAGAAGTGAGTATTTAAACATACCTAATAAAGAATCAAAAGGCAGACCTAGTCAATATTTTGTTGACAGACAAATATCTCCGGTGGTTAACTTGTGGCCAACACCCGATGATACAGCTACTTATAAGTTAGTTACGTATAACGTACAACGTATAGATGACGTAAGTAGTTCAGCCGAAGACCCTGAGATACCCTCAAGGTTTATGCCTTGTTTAACTAGTGGTTTAGCATATTATATTGCTATGAAAAAGAACCCTGAAAGAGTAGGGTTGTTAAAACAGCAATACGAACAAGATTTTAAATTAGCAGCAGATGAGGACTCACCTAGAGTTTCATTAATGCTCACACCAGCTAGGAACACTTATTAATGCCTGGACATAGAAAAGGTTTGTGGGCTAATATACATGCTAAACGCAAAAGAATAAAAGCAGGTTCAGGTGAGCGTATGCGTAAAAAAGGTGCTAAGGGTGCACCTACTAAAGCTCAAATGAGTGCTGCTAAAAAAGGGTCAAAGAGACGTGCCAAGAAAAAAAGGTAGAGACCCTAAAGTAGGTACAGGTAAAAAACCTAAAGGTAGTGGCAGAAGACTTTATACTGATGAAAATCCTAAAGATACAGTCAGTATAAAATTTGCCACTCCGGAGGACGCTAGAAAAACAGTAGCTAAAGTTAAAAAAATTAAGAAGCCTTTTGCTCGCAAGATTCAGATACTTACTGTAGGTGAACAAAGAGCTAAAGTGATGGGTAAAACTTTTGTAGCTAGTATTTTTAAAAAAGGTAAAGAAGCTATACGTAAAAGTAGGAAGAAAAAATAATGGCATACGCTAAAGGTAAACACGCATACGGTATATGTGATATAAGTGGGTTTAGGTATAAATTAAATACTATGAAAAAAACATGGAACGGTTTGTTAGTTGGACCAGATATGTTTGACCCTAAACATCCTCAACTAGAACCACCCCACCATAGAACGGATCCAGAAGCTTTACGTGATCCAAGACCAGCACAGGTCGCACCCACTACAGGTTATGGTATAGTAAAAACTGAAAACACTAAAGATGTAAATGGTGTAACAGGTTTATCTATGAATATAAACCATAATGACCCTATAGGTTCTAGTTTTGATCTTCAAACTTTAGAGGCTAGTCTAGGAAACGTAACTATAGTAACATAATATCATGAGTTGGACTTTAACATCATTAAAAACAGCTATACAAGATTACGCTGAAAGCACAGAGTCAAGTTTTGTTACACACTTACCTGATTTTATAAAAACTGCTGAAGAGCGTATTTTAAAAAATGTACAGTTAGATGTTTTTAGAAAAAACGTAACAGGTGCAGGAACAGCTAGTAACACTTACCTAGCTATGCCTACTGATTTTTTAGCCCCTTTTAGTTTAGCAGTAATAGATTCTAGTAATAACTATCATCTTTTAAAATTAAAACACGTTTCTTTTATACGTGATTTTACCCCAGCAGAGGGCACTACTGCGCAACCTAAATATTACGCTGAGTTTGATGAGTCAAGTTTTATACTAGCACCTACTCCTAACTCAAATTATAATTTTGAGTTACATTACTTTTATAGACCAACTTCTCTAACCGCTACAGCCACAGGTACTACTTGGCTCTCTACTAATGCAGTAAACGCTATGTTATACGGCAGTTTAGTAGAAGCTAATACTTACCTAAAAAGTTACGAGACCACACCAGTTTATGAGGCTAGGTTTCAAGAGGCTTTAGCTTCACTTAAAAATCTTGGTGAGGGTAAATCTACCCGAGACCAAAACAGATACGATGAAGTACGGAGAACACCCCAGTCATGATAGAAAAAAATTTAGAGGGCAAGAGTATTGCCATAGTCGCTATGGGCGAGAGTCAGCTAGACTTTCACCTAAGTTTAATACACTCAAACGTTTACGATGAAGTTTGGGGAATAAATTGCATGGGAGCTATCACTAAGTGTGATAGAGTCTTTATGCTTGACCCACCTAGCAGGTTTTTAGATACAGACGATGCTGGTACACAAACTGGTATTATGCGTAGATGGTTACCGGAAAATGAAGTACCTATCTATACTTGTACACTTGATGAAAGAGTACCCTCAGCTATATTATATCCATTAGAAGAAGTAGCTCAGGCTACTGATAGTGCCTATTTTAATAATACTGTACCATATGCTTTTGCTTTCGCTTTGTATAACAAAGTTAAAGCACTAAATTTATTTGGTATAGATTTTAGTTATAAAGGTAACGTGCACTTTGCTGAAGCGGGTAAAGGCTGTTGTGAGTTTTGGTTAGCTAAATGTATCCAGGCTGGTATGATTATTAACGTAGCTCCACGCTCCGGTTTACTAGATACTAATTCTTCTATAGAGGAAAGACTTTACGGTTATCATAGACTTGATGACCCAGATATTTTAATAGTAGACAGCGAGGGAACTTATAGACAAGTTAAGTTATCTTGGTATAATGAAAAACTTAGAGAAGAACAATTAAAAAATATTACTGAAATTAGAAGCGTTATTGACGGACCACCTGAGGCTAAGAGATATTAATGTTAGATAATTCAGAAAGTGGGTTAGGTTTAATAGACGTAGTTACTGAGAATAATAAAGGTCATTCACCTGAGTATTGGGCAGAAAGAGCTACAGTTAGAATATGTGGTATATCAGAAAATGCAGCACCACACATCAGGCAACAAGCTGAAGCCTATAGACTTGCTATTTACGAAACAATACTATATCATATTAAACAGGCGATTAACAGTGAACGCTGTACAGTGAGAAATATGTTAATCAAACAAGGTAACGAAGATTTAGCTAATATTTTAAAGGAGTTTAAATAAATGGCAATATCATCAACATTAGTAACCAGTTTTAAAAAAGAGTTATTAACAGCAACGCATAACTTTACTGCAACTTCTGGTCATACTTTTAAATTAGCACTCTATACTAGCTCAGCTACATTAGGTGCTACCACTACAGCTTTTACTACTACAGGACAAGCAAGTGGTACTAACTATACTTCGGGTGGTAGTAATTTAACAGCTGTGACTCCAACATCAAGTGGTACAACAGGCTTTACAGATTTTTCTGATTTAACTTTTGGTACTGCTACTATTACAGCTAGAGGTTGTTTAATTTATAACAGCTCACAAAGTAATAAAGCAGTAGCATCTATTGACTTTGGTGGAGATAAAACATCAACAGCTGGTGACTTTACGATACAGTTTCCCGCAGCAGCAGCAAGCACAGCGATTATACGTATAGCCTAGTTTATGGCTATAATAAACGGCTGGGGTCGAGGCACTTGGGGCGAAGGAGCTTGGAGTCAGCCCATACCAGTAACTTTAACTGGTTTAAGTGCAACTTCAGCTTTAGGTTCTGTAAGTGTAGTAGCTGATGCTAATCTTACCTTATCGGGTTTAAGTTCTACTAGTGCTTTAGGCACACCCACTATCATAGCTAAAGCTGATGTTACTGTGTCAGGTTTAAGCTCTACTTCAGCTTCAGGCTCACTAACCGTAACTGGTGAAGCTAACGTAATACCTAGCGGTCAAGCTGGTACCACAGCAGTAGGATCTCCAGCTATAAGCGGTGACGCTAACTTCTCAATAACAGGGGTAAGCTCTACCACAGCTGTAGGTAGCGTAAGCACCGTAGCTAAAGCTAACGTTATACCTACCGGACAAGCAGGAACTAGTGCGTTAGGTACGATAATAGCTAAAGGAACAGCTAACGTTGCATGTCCAGCAGTTGCAGCCACTTTAGGTAACGTTTCAGTAAGT